AGCTGCTCAACAGCATCCAAGATCACGTCGTTGTACGAACGGATGATCCGCCTGGCGACACCGTTGCTGTAACGGTTCAGGTCAATGGCATTGCGGTAGACCGCTGCTGGGGCGCTCATGTCTTTTTGATGCCAACTGCTTCTGATGAATCAATGCAGATGATTGAAACGTCTGCACCTGCACGCAAAGCGTCACCGACGATGCCCGTGAACTCCATCAAGGCAAGGTCGTCAGACTGGCTAATCGCACATTCGGTGATGCCACAGACTGCACCACCCGAATACCAAGTGGTCCGTATCACCGCATAAAAATCGTCCATCAGTTCTGACTGGACGTAGTACAGCGCCTGTTGCCGTGATGGCTCGTCAGGGCGTTTTTTGCTGCGGTTCAACCATCCCATCAGTCAGGCATCTGCTCATCGTCAGCCTCAGCTTGGCCCTCGGGCATGGTTTCAGCAGCAGGTTGGCGTGGCTCAACGGGGTCAACCAAACCACCGTTCTGAGTAGCTTCAACTTCTTCTTCAACGTCAAACTCATCACCCAGCACTTCACCAGCCTCAAGCTGGTCGAGCAATGTCTTTTGAGTGATGGTGCCTGCGGTGTACAGCTGCAGCAGGGCTTGGATCTCTTGCGGCTCGAGCCGTGATGCAAGGAAGTCGCGGTTCACAAAGCTGCTGCCTGCCTGTTGTTCCTGCAAGAACGCAGCATGAAAGCCAAGGCAGTTGTCGATCAGGTCTTGCATCTGTTGTGCGATGACCATCATGGTGCTGTCGCCTTGGCTGCGATCAATGCGCTTTGCCTCTGCTGTCTCTGCGCTGAGCTTTTGCCCCAACACAGCAGCAAGGCCAAGTTCGTTGATCTGTGATGCGATCTGATCCAGTCGCTTGAACTGAGCCTCGTAGCTGCGGCCACCAGGCTCGATGTATTCAGCACGGCCATCAGCAGGGAATGCAATAGCTTCACCAGGCCCTGCAGACACTTCTTCAGCGGCCTGTGGAAATCCGTAGAAAGCCAGCATCGGCACAGCTGAGATGTGCAGCTGATTGTCCAAATCTGACTGGACTTGGTACTGCTTCAGGTTCAGTTCTGCAATGTCAGCCAATGGCGGGTTGGACTCCAGCACGTTGGTCCGGTTGGCATAAGCAACGGCAAACGGAATTTCATTAAGGCTGGTCGTGCCTTCCTCAACAACACGGAAATCACCCTTTGCATCCTTTTGGTGGATCTCAAAAGCGCCAGGCGTCAGAACGCGAACCTGCTGCACTTCTTTTTCCCCATACAAGCCATCAGGAACAACAACACGTTCCATCAACCGCAGCTGGGTCAGGGTCTGTTTGCCGTCAGCGTTTTCCACACGCCAGCCGAGTATGTCCCGTGGCGTATAAGTCACCCAGTACGGGCGCCCATCAGCACCAGCGGCAGGCGCATCAACAAGGACACCAACGTGGCCATATCGCACGCACTTGCGTGCAGTTTCATAAGTCCAGACGTTCAGGTCATTGCCCTGCAAGTCAACGTCGAACAACTGCTCACGGATGTTGTCTGATACGTCTGTCAGCCGCACAGGCTTGCGGGTCAACATGCCCGCAAGCATGCGCTCTAAGCGCACATAGAACGGCGCAAGAACACTTCTCAGCAGGCGGTTGTCATATGCCTCATCCAGTTCTCTTGGTTCTTGTGGCAAATATGTCCGGTGTTTTTTTCTGATGCCGTACGTGCCCAGCAGCAGGGTTTCAATCAAGAGCCAATGCGGCTCCATGTTTACCCAGGCAGTATTCGGGTCATTGACCTGCGTAACGTTGCCTACACGTTGGCGACCAGAAAGACCCGAGTACACAGCTGCAAACCACCCAGTTCCTGCAGCTTAGTAAAGCCTGATGCCTGTGCCCCGTCCAGCACGTTGATGCAGCGGATTGAACTCACGCCAAATCAAATAACCAAGGGCGTCATTCATGTGGTCATAGCCAGCATCTTTGTCTGGCTCGCCACGTTCTGTATATGACTGCAGCTCAAGGCACTCAATCGTTCGCTTGCAGTTGCTTGCTACCTGCAGCCTGACTTCACCTTTGCCGTTCTCCAGAACAGCTTGTACAGCAGCCACCCGATCACGAACGGGAGGGTTTGACCTTGGCGATTGATTGATGAAGCCATAGGTTTCCAAGATCTGGATGTCGGTCTGGCTGGCGTTAGTAGATCGTGCTCCGCCTGATGCGTCAGGGTAGATATATACGCGGTTGTCGGGAAATCTTCTGCGTATTTCTTGACCCAAAGCGTCGGTGTCATGGGCACCGCTGACCTCATCGATCAGCAATAGTTGGTTGCCAAGACGGACACCGATGACGGCTGACATGTTGCCAATATTGAAGTCAACGCCAACCCGCAAAGGTTCAGAGCTGAAATCGTTCTGTTCTGTTGTGATGTGTTTGGCCCGGTCGAAGCGGTCGTAAACCTGGCCTGTTGTGAGGTTGCAGAACTGACCTTCCAGATACGCCTGGAGAAGTGATGGGTCGTAGTTGGCCTGCAGCCGTTCGATGAAGTCTTGGGGCAGATGTGGATTATCTGCCGATCGCATCCTAATCAGCTTGCGGTCATCACGCTGTTTTGCGTCATCCGTACCAAAGGTTTGCCACATCCAACGAAAACCTTCAGGCGTTGATGCTGCTGCGAACTGCCTGACGTTGCCTGAACGCAAGCGGCCAAGAATCTTGGGAAACGCCCTTGAGCAAACGCTGGGGTTGACCGTGTCAATCTCATCAGCAAGGACAAAGGCCAAGTTGAGGCCAATGATCCGTGACCAGTTCTCAAAGCTGCGGCACAGGATCTTCGTGTCACCACCAGGCAGGTGCAATGTGTACTCAGGCAAAGGTGATGCCCTGTGGGTGTACGGCACCTCATATGCCTCTAGGAAGCCCTCGAAGTCGTTCTGCCAAATGTCCCTGACCAATGGGCCGGTCGGCTCCATCACACAGCCAATGAAGCCCTGATTAGCAGCTGCAAGGTGCAGGGTCTTGGCAGCCAATGCCCTGGTCTTGCCGGCGCCATAGCCAGCAGAGAGTCCAATGATCTGCGTCTGTTCGTCTTCAACAAAGGCCAGCTGGCCAGGGTGCAGGTCAGCCCTCACCTGCTGCAGCAGCCGATCTACATCAATCTGGCTGTCCTCAGCCCCAAGCCGTTGAAGGATGTTGCCCCTTGGAATCGTGGACAGAACACCCATCAGTCATACAGCTTGGCAATCTTGGCAGCGGTGTTGATACAGCCCAACACAGCTTGAAGGTTGGACTGTTCCATGCCCTTCTTATGGACGACGTTCAGCTGGGACAAAAGTATTGCGGCAAAAGCTTGGCGATCCAAGTTGAAATCTTCTTCAAGGCGCTTTGTGGCTAGGGCAATGTATTCATCGCTTTGCCTTTGCTTCAGCCCCCATTCACTTGCGGCGTATTGCAAAAGGTCTGAACGTGTTGCCCCATTGGCAATCATCCGGGCAAACCTCGATGTCCGGAATTGCTTTTCTGCTTTTGTGCAGCGTGGATTCTTGTCCATGGTTTCAGCCTAATGATGCAAATGAATCCAGGGCGTACCAGACGTGTGAGTTGCGATAGCCGCCTTGATGCGTGGGAACTATTGGCGTCACACCGTGACAGTTCCTCCATGCCGGATAGACAAGCATCGAGCCATCCGTTTGGTCAAAGGTGGCGTCGTAGTCGGGGACATGCAAGTTTCCGCCGGTGCTGTTGCGCCGCTTGGTGATGATGATGTTGATGGCGCCTTTGACGTTGGCGTGATCTTGATGGATTGGCGCTGCGATGTTGCAGTTACTGATGGTGCTGCTGAAGTGCTTTGCGAAGCGCCACTTCTCAGGCACACGGGCCTGAACCTTGCTGCTGTGTAGCTGGGTGACTTCAGGTGCCAGCTCTTGCACAAGCTGATAGGCGGTGATGCCTGCCTTGTGCATGGCTTTGACAAATGTGCCAGCGGTCTTGCTGCTGTGGACAGAGGACCTTGTGCCGTAGGCCCGTCGCATATGTGGCTTGGGCGGCACGCTCCCAAGGATGGCTGAATACTGCGAGATAACCAGGTAACGGCGTTTGCCGTCAGGCCCTGGTGGCAATGGACGCTTACGGTCCATCATGGTTTTCGGCACCCTAGTTGAGTTGACCTCGTGGTCAGCAATGTTGACCAGGTTCCGCAAGTCATCAGGCAGTTGCTTGATGAACAAGCCGACCTGAGTGCCATCAGGGTCAGCAAGGATGCAGGACTCTGTGACGTTGGGCTGCAGCGTTGGGCAAGTGTCCCCGATCTTGAGCTTTGGCGCCTTGGGCTGCAGGGTCAGAACTGGCAGCTTCATATCCACTGGAGCTTTCCGTGGGTGATTGTTTTGAGCTTGATGTTGGGCACGTCACCGGACTTGATGTATAGCTTGCTGATGCTGGGAAAACGATTGACGATCTGCTGCAGCTGAGCCTCGTGGTCTTTCGCACGTTTGTCCTTGCCACCAAGTTCAGCCTGGATCCCACCTTCAGCGAAGTACTTGGTCTTGGGGCAGTACCCATCAATGCGGACCACACCTTTGTAACGCTTGAACGACCTGAGGGTCAGCTCAAAGTCTTCACCAGATGACTGGCGTGGACGGTCATCACCGCACATGGCCGGATCACCTGCAAACGTGCCGTGGAAGATTCCACAGATGTACCGCAGGCCGACGCTGATGGTTGGCTTGAGGAACATGCCATTGGCCACAGGGTTGATTCCCCAAAGCCTTGCTCCAGTGTTTTGGCAGACCTGAAAGCCTTTTGACACCAAGCGATCAAGGTCGCCGGTGTACGGCTGCAGGGCGTTGCCGTCTTTGACGTACAGCCCAGCAATGTCGTCATCCAAGTTGAGGATGCGTGTGCCGGGTTTGTAGTAATGCAGGTTGTACCAGATGCGGGAGTTGATCAGCCCTGGCTGGCTGATGACAACCTTGACGCCAAGGCCAATCGCCTGCAGAGCGGTGTCATACAGGTGCTTCTCATTGCTGTCAGCCACGAAGACAGTGACACGGCTGAAATCAGCATTGGTGCGCTTCAGGGTTGTAAGCGTTTCAGTGATCAGACGCGTTGGCCGCTTGTAGCTGGGGATTGCGATCTGATAGTCGATCATGCAGCCAAAGCCTCAATCAGCTTCATCCCCACGTACTCACCACGCTTACGAGCTGCTTCCACTAGGGCCTTGGCTTCTTCGTAGTCCTCAGGGCGGAACTCAATCTGGATGGCCTTCATCACACCATCAGCCAGCTCTGCTGTGGGGTCATCGTCCATGTCGTCTAGTGCGGACAGGTCAATGTCCTCACCAAAGGTAGGCAGGTCATCACCCCAGCCCAGCAGCGTGAGGTCAAAGCCAGCTTCACCTAAGGCCTGCAGTTCAGCCTGCAGCACGTCGTCATCCCAAGTGCTGTTGAGTGCCAGCTGGTTATCAGCGATGACGTAGGCCCGTCGCTGTTCAGCTGTGAGGTGGCCAAGCGTGATGGTCGGCACTTGGGCTAGGCCCATCAGCTCTGCAGCCAGCAGACGGCCATGGCCTGCGATCACATTGCAGTCATCATCAATGAGGATTGGGTTTGTGAAACCGAACTCCTTGATTGATCGGACAAGACGATCAAGCTGTGCTTCTGAATGTTGCCA